ACAATGCCGAAACCGGAAAGTTCGTTGAAGGTCGGCACTACGAGAGTTTTAGCGGTAACGATATGATGGAGGTAGTCAGTTACCTTAAGCGTCAAGGCTACCGTGTAGAATGGTAAGGAGACAATCATGCCAAAAACGTTCACACCTCGATACCTCAAACCCAAAACAGGACACGCATATGAAGAAGAGTTTCGAGATCCTAAGATTCGTGAGGAATACGAAGAATATCTGGACCGGCTTGCAGATGAATTTGATTATGTCAAGAGTCTAGAGATGGATAATATAAATATTAAATCTACCGTCTGAGAGGAGATAGAATAAACGTTCAGGACACGGGGGCAGTACCCGTCACCTCCACCATAAGCATATCACCGTCTCTAGTAATGAGACCTTGCTAGACACGAAAGAGTTTGTTGTGGTATGCTTATGCGGGGGGTGATATTAGGTTCGACTGACGTAGTAAAGATCAAATCGAGGTAGACGCCATGGTACCAGCGTATCGGACCAAAACTATAAATGCTAACTTTAATGTTGCAAATGACAACCACTTCGAGGATATCCGCCTAGCGGCTTAATCGACTTGTAGTCACGGGGTATGGGTTCCACCCTGTCATATAACGGGCCCAATTACTTATAACAATTAAAGGATATAACATTGATTAAATTCTCCGAAGAGGGAATCGCAAAGTTTATCATTTTTTGTTTTTTCTACTTAATTCTTATTTTTGTATCTATGGCAACATTGCCGGGTAATGCAGACAGTCACGAAGTAGATAAAGATAGTCTGAACTGTTTAGCTAAAAACATATACTTTGAAGCTAGAGGAGAAGAAATTATTGGTCAATATGCTATTGGTCTCGTAACTCTAAATCGTGTAAAAGACAAAGATTTCCCTAATAACATCTGCGACGTTGTATATCAGGCAATAAAGATAAACAACAAAATAGTAAAATATAAGTGTCAATTTTCTTGGTATTGTGACGGTAAATCAGATACACCAAAAGATTTACAAACTTGGTATAAAGCTATTAATATAGCAGATACATTACTACACTTTAATGTAGAAGACTTCACAAGAGGTTCTAGATTTTATCATGCGGATTATGTCGTACCTAAATGGAGCAAAAATAAAAAGGTATTAATTAGAATAGGAAAGCATATTTTTTATGAATAATTTTTATAATAGTCTCGCTAACGATAAGAAACTATCGATTATTGCTGGACCGTGCGTTTTTGAAAATCAAGAGTTGGCAGTGGAAATCGCAGAGACTCTAAAAGAGATTTGTGACGATTTATCTGTCAACTTTTGTTTTAAAATGAGTTTTGATAAAGCAAATAGAACATCATCCTCTTCATACAGAGGAGACTTTGATGGTGCGTATTATGCATTTGATTCAATAAGAAATAGAGGTATACCTACATTAACAGATGTACATGAATCTTGGCAATGTGCCGTAACTAATGCTGATATTCTTCAAATACCAGCATTTCTCTGTAGGCAAACTGATCTTCTAAAATCAGCTGCCGAAACTGGTAAACCTGTGAATGTAAAAAAAGGACAATTTTTATCTCCATGGGAAACGAAAAATATAGTTGACAAGATAAAATCCTTTGGTTATAATGAAGTAATGTTAACTGAACGAGGTACAACATTTGGATATAACAATCTCGTTGTTGATATGCGTTCATTAGAAGTGATGAAAGAATATGCACCTGTCATTATGGATTGCACACATGCCGTACAATATCCAGGAGGTCAGGGAGGTTCAAGTGGGGGTGATAGACGTTTTGCTTCTGTTATTGCTTATGCAGCTACCGCTGTATCAATAGCAGGACTCTTTATGGAAGTCCATCCAGATCCTGATAATGCACCGAGTGATGGTCCTAATATGATTAAATTAAAAGATTTTCCAGAAATAATAGAACAAATTTTAGAAATTGATGGAGTGGTTAAAAAATGATTTATGGTAAAGTTTGGGGTCAGACAGAATCTCTTTTAGTGACTCCCATGATTGAAGTCCACAGAATCATTACAAAGTCTGGTTATAAATGTTCAGAACATTTACATAAACACAAGTGGAACGGATTCTATTGTATTAGCGGTAAAATGAATATTTTTGTACGTAAGAATGATTATGATCATACAGATAAGACAGAACTAAGACCAGGAAATTTCACTACAGTGAAGCCGGGTGAATATCATTGGTTTGAATGTGTAGAAGATGCTGAGGTACTAGAAATCTATTACGCTGAAGCAATCTCAGAAGATATTGTAAGAAAGAATACTGGAGGAATTATTTCGAAATGATTGATAAGAATAAGTTCAATCAAGAAATTGAAGATTTTGTGTATGAAACTGGTGAATCTTATATTGACGCAATTATCAATTTTTGTGAAAAGAATAATGTAGAGATTGAATCTGTTGCTAAAATGATTAATAAAGTTATCAAGGCGAAGATTGAATCAGAGGCTAGTGATTTAAATTTACTAACAGAGAAATTATGCAGATTGCCCATGTGATGTCGTTTCCTGGTTTCAATGCGTATAAAACTTATCTTGCGCTGAGAAGTCATTTTACGACTGATTATGATTACTTTAAATATAATGGTAAACTGAGAGTAAAGGAGGAATCTTTTTTAAGACGTAAAGACAAGTTTTTCTTCGAGAAGATAGAAAGGAGGCATAAGAAGGAACTTGTTCCATTCTTCGTTTCAAATCTAATCAAAGAGGATAATAATTGGAGTGGAGGTCTTGTTTCTGACAAGGCTGAACAAGTCTTTAACGAATGGAAGAGAAAGTTCCAGTCACTTAAATATTCATTCCGTGAAGATATGAGTAAACTTCGTGATTATATGGATCGGAATGATCTTCAGTTTGATGAGGTGTTTCAGTGTGATGATGGGCAACATCCAATAATTCTGAAACTCCTCATCTCTGAAGATATATCAATCGAGTCTTTTATTATACTAGACAAAGTGCTAGGATTCGTGAAAAAGATCAATAAATACGTTGACGATTTCATTTGGATCGAGTATAATAAGAAGATAGTAAAGTATTCGTCATTTATTGAAATTGATCCAAAGGAGTATCGTCATGTCGTAAAATCTATATTTGTTTAAGTCGTATAAAGTCGTATTAAGTAGTTTTAAGGAGAATCAAAAATGGCAGCAACATCTTTTGCCGCACTCAAGAAGTCAAGTAAGTCATCACTTCGTGACCTAGTAACAGCAGCCGAAAAGGTCACGGCACGAGACGAACTCAACACAAACGAAAATATCTGGAAGCCTGAAGTAGACAAGGCAGGAAACGGATACTCAGTCATTCGATTCCTACCAGCAGCCCCTGGTGAAGAACTTCCATGGGTCAAGGTATACAATCATGGATTCCAGGGTCCTGGTGGTTGGTGGATTGACGAATGTCGAACCACAATTGGCGAAAAGTGTCCAGTTTGCGAACACAACTCTATGCTTTGGAACTCAGGTGTAGAGTCCAACAAGGATATTGTTCGTAAGCAGAAGCGTCGATTAAACTATTATTCCAATGTTCTAGTCGTATCAGATAAGGCAAATCCTCAGAATGAGGGTCAAGTGTTTCTTTATCGGTATGGCGCAAAGATCTTCGAAAAGATGCAGAATGCAATGCAACCTCAATTTGAAGATGAAGATCCAATGAATCCTTTCGATTTCTGGGAGGGTGCTAACTTCAAGTTGAAGATTCGTCGATATGAAGGTTATCAGAACTATGACCTATCAGAGTTTGATAAGAGTTCTGCTGTATCTGACGATGATGCAAGGATTGAAGAGATTTGGAACTCTCAACATCCACTATCTAAGTTTCTTGATGTATCTGAGTTCAAGTCATATGAAGAACAAAAGACTCGACTCAATCGTGTTCTTGGTCTTGATGGTGGTCCTGAACTAAGTGAAGTTGCTCCAGCACCTCAACCTCGTGTTGCGGCAGCTAAGGAAGAAGATAGTGTTCCTTGGAGTAATGATGATGAAGAAGATGACGATAGTCTATCATTCTTCAAGAAATTGGCAGAGGAGGATTGATAAAATATCAGAGGGGACTTCGGTCCCCTCTTTTTTTTATGTAAAAGCTACAGAAAATCGAGACGCAGCAGATCTTGTTGGCGATTGTGTATATTGAGAAATACCACCAGAAATAGTAGTTTGACGATTACTATTATTGATAATAGTCTGTGATTGATCTACACTAGTTGGTGAAGAGGAACTAGGTGACGCTATAACTATAGGAGCTTGTGATTTCATTGCGTTATTCATTGAAACCATCTCCGCTTCTAAACCATTCATTCTAAGAGATCCAGCTGCGAAGGTTGGTGCCATCATTACTGTTTCTCCTGGCATCATAGACATCGGGATTGGAGTAACATCTTTTGGTAGTACATTGACTTTACCGCCCACGCTGGTTTCGTTCAATGTATCATTTCCGGTACCACCGATGAGAGATGAAGGAACTATCATAGGAGTAGGTGCCGTGGATGATTTAGATTCTTTACTCGCTTCTTCTAGTCTATATCTGGCATCTTTTCTATTTGGACCTATTTTAATTGATCCAAACGCATCCTTTTGTAACTTTCCCGCATAATAAGAAAATACTCTCTCTTTCGGGATGCCGGCTCGGGGGGCGGGTAAAGTTTTAATCCAATCCACTATTGTTTTAAAATCGCCTTCGGTTAAAGATGCACCAGTACTTGTAGCCTGCAAAGCAAAGTTATTAATAAATTTTCGACCTTGTTTCCAATCTAGATATTTCAGTCCTTCTAATTGTTTTGATATTCTTTCATTTTGAGTCTTTCCAGCGGCTTCACCACCAACGTCTTTATTCTGTGCAATATTACTACCCAGTCCCGTGGCCACTCTTGTTAATTCTAAATTCTTCTCTCTTTCTTCAGGGGTCGACACCACTGATGAGGATCCATAGTCCATAGTATCGTTCTCACCAGGAGATTTTTCAAACTTTGGAATACCAAATTCTTGGCCAATAGTTTTTCCTTGTGCTTCAAATTCAGCAGCTTTCTTTTTATACTCTTCCATTTCTTCAGAAGCTTTTTCAATAATAAAACTAGTAAGTTCGTAAGCTGCAAATACAGCACCAGCAATAGCAAATCCTCTTATGGCAGTTCTAAATAAATTTTTAAATGAAGTTTTCAATCTTCCTCTTGTCTTATTAGCTGAATTCTTTAGATCTGTCTTATCTTTTGGATCTATTAGGTTGTTTGCGGCAGCTTCAGCCGCTTCTTCTGTTAATTCTCCAACACCAAGTCCAAAAGCTTTGCTTATAGTTCCACTTAAAACTCTACCAACGCCTAGTGTA